TTGAGGCTCTGCTGGGTCGATAGCCAGTCGGCGGTAAGCCGGTCGATGCGCGCGGCTTGAAAGCGGCGCACCTGCACCGGCTTCTGAGGGCCGCGCAGCGCCTGCCAAGCCCGAGAAAAAAAGTTCATGCGCCAAACCTCACTTGGATGCGGCCACGGCCCGGCAGGCCTGCGCCGGTGGCGGCCTCTTCGCGGGCTACCTCGACCTTGAGCCGGTCGCGGTGGCTCCAGAGCTCGGGCAAGGGGAAGCGGTCAAGGCTGCGCCCCGCGATGCTGTACTTGGCCGCGGCGAGGTTGCCGGGGTCGGCCAGATAGGCCTCGACCGCCTCGAGCGCGCGGCGGGTGGCGGTGCGGGTGTCGAGCGTGGCGGCCCCAAAGCTAGGCCGGATGGTCATGCGCCCCTCGGCAACAGTAAAAACCTGCCCAGCAAGCGCCACCTGAGCGCGCCAAGCGTAGTCACCAGCCGCCCACAGGGTGGTTGCGCTGGCCGCCACATCAATCAGGTGGTCGGCACCCTGCGCCGTGGCGGCGATGGTGATGCGGCCTGCGGCGTTGAGCAGCGTGTACGTCAGCTGCCAGCCGCTGCTGGCCGGGTATTGCGCCAGCGTGCGGCGCCAGCGCACGGTGTCCCCGGCGTTGACGCTTGCGGGCTCTGC